CGCCGCAAGGCGGCCGAGATCGGCGAACTTCAAGGAGATGACAATGCAAGCGCAGCTTAATTTTACCTTCGATCTCGGGTCTGCCGCCGGCCGCGCTGAGTTCCAGCGGATGTTCCGGCATCTGTTGACGAGCGACCCGCTGCCGTCTTTGCCGGACGACCGGCTGGGTATGCCGCTGGCGCCGGATCTGCCGGAGCCGGTGCGGGCCAACCCCTCGTCGGTCCCGGACGATCCCGACCGGGCCGCGGCCGCCAAGGCCGGCCGCCAGGAAGCCGCGGCGAAGGCCCGCGCCGCCAAGGCGGCCAAGGCCGAGGCCGGCAACGGCCCGATCGAAAAGGTCCTGGGACCGGCCGACAACGGCGCCGATCTGAGCGGTCCGGAGCCAAACGGCCAGGGCACTGCCAGCCTGCGGCAGGACCAGGCGGTCGAGGACGATCTCGGCCTGGTGGACCCCAACATGAGCCCGGCCGAAGCCAAAGAGGCGGGCCTCGCCTTGGTGCGCGAAGCCTACGCCGCCGGCAAGGTGGCCCAGGTGAAGCAGCTGCAGAAGGCTTGGGGGATCGCGAAGTTCTACGACATCCCCAACGAGAAGGGGCACGAGTTCTTCGCCGCGGTGATGAAGCTCGCGCACGAGACCGGTCTGCGGAAGTAAGATCCGGTGACCGAGCACTCGCTCCTGGGAGCCAGCTCTGCTTATCGCTGGCTCAACTGCCCGGGGTCCTTCCGGCTCAGCCAGACGGCGCCGCACCGGCCGTCCTCGATCTACGCCGCGACCGGGACCTTGGCGCACGAGTACATCGAGAGTGCGGTTAAGGCTGGGATCACCAAGTTCGATCAGGACGAGGTCGGTGAGATCTGCGCCTGTGACGGGCACCAGGTCACCGTCGATCAAGACTTTATCGACGGTGTCAACGTGATGCTGGAGTACCGGCAGCGCGTGAGCGCGGGCAACTGGTCCGAGGTCGAGTTCCGTGTCGATTTGGCCAGCTACTTCCCTATTTCGCCTCCGGTTCCGGTGTTTGGGACGGTTGACGCCGGGATATACGACCTTCGGAGCCGGACATTAGAGGTGGTTGATTACAAGAACGGCAGTGGGATCACTGTTTCCGCGGTCGAGAACCCGCAGCTGATGTTTTACGCGGCTGGCGCGTTGCAACACATACCAGCGGGTTTTCCTGGCTATTACCAGGTCCCTCTCGCGCGCTGGGCGCAGCGCGTGAAGATGACCATCGTGCAGCCGCACGCCCAAGGTGTCTCACCCATAAGATCCTGGGAGATCGATGTCGTCGATCTCTTGATGTGGGTGGATGAGGTCCTGGTCCCGGGGGTGGAAGCCTGCGCCCAACCCGACGCGCCGCTGGTCCCGGGCACCTGGTGCCGGTTCTGCCCGGTGTCGCATGCTTGTCCCAAACTGATGGCCGACGCTCTGGAGATGGCGAAGGCCGAGTTCGACGACTACCAACCGCCAGGCGACGCTGACGAGCTGGCCCGAGCCCTCGACGCCGCCGAGCGCGCCGAGCTGTGGATCGCGCGGATACGCGAGTTCGCGATCGACCAGCTGGAGCACCAAGTCCGCATCCCGGGCTGGGGGCTGGTCCCGACCCGTCCGACCCGCAAGTGGCTCGCCCCCGACACCGACATCGCAACCCAACTTCAGGCGCTCGGCGCCAGCCACGATGAGATCTGGGAGACCCGAGTTCGCTCGCCGGCTCAGATCGAGCGGCATCTGCACCGCACCCGCAAGGGCCGGCTGATCTGGGACCAGGCCGCGGTGATGATCGAGGCCCGGTCCTCGGGGCTCAAGCTGGGCCGCGATAATCACACCGACGCCGGGGAGGATTTTCTCGATGAGTGAAAACAAAGAGGCCTTGCAACGGAAGATCAGACAAGCGCGCTCGCATTTGTACGTCTTACTGAAGAAGCTGGATGGAGAACCGTGGTCGGAGGGTCAACGCGACGTTCTGATCAAAGACATCCAATACGTTATGTACTACCTGCGATGAAGACCGCGGCCTCGATCTGCGCCGATGCCGCAACCCTTGTCGGTGGCGACCGTCAGGTCACGCACGGGGACAAGACGATCAACTTCCAAAATACGGCTGACGCCTGGAACGCGATCCTGCGCGCCAAGTCGCGTCAGTTTGGGTGGCCGCCGCCGGGCGGCATCACCCTCGACGCGCTCGATGTCGCCAACATGCTGGAAGCCTTCAAGATCGCCCGCCGGTACTCGGGTTCGCACAACATCGACGACTATGTCGACGGTGCCGGTTACGCCGGCTGCGCCGGTGAGATTGCCGAAAAATTTAACTCGAAGGAGACCTAGTGCCATGTCTGCCAGTGTTCGCACCCCGATCGGTATCCTGTCCTTCCCCAATTTGTTCTCGCCGCGGCCCCGGGCGCCCGGCGGCGACCCGGTCTACCAGTGCTCGATCTTGTTCAACACCGACGCCCAGAAGGACCCGGCCTACGACGCCTTGAAGCGGGCCGTGCGCGAGGAGATCGACGACAAGTGCGGCGCCGGCAAGTCGCGGGACGCGCAGTTTATGGCGGGGTTGCGCTCGCCGTTCCGGCCGACCAGCGAGAAGCAATACAGCGGTTACGACATCCCCAATGGCATCTTTATCTCGCCCTGGACCAAGTCCAAGCCGGGCCTCGTTGACGCGGTGCGCAACGAGATCATGGTCCCGGAGGACATCTGGGCCGGCCAGCTAGTGCGCGCCACGGTGTCGCCCTTCTACTACAACACTTCCGGCAACCGCGGCGTGTCGTTCGCGCTCAACAACCTCCAGGTCTGCCGCACCGATGGTCCTCGGCTCGATGGCCGCAAGAAAGCCGTCGACGAGTTCGATGATTACAACGGCCCCGGCGCCGCGGTGATGGCCGATGATGAAGTGCCGTTCTGATACCTGGTTCTGGCTGGTCCTGCTGGCACTGAGTTTTGTGCTGGCAGGCAGCCTGGAGTTCTAAAACTATGTCCAGAGAAAGAGAGATACTACATGAAGACCGGCTGGATTTTAGTCGCTGGTTCTGGGGTGACGAAACTAAGAACATGGTTGAGAACTGGCTAAAAAGCATAGCTGAAGAAGTAGCGGGAACTTTGGCAGAAAACCTGAAGGAGTTGATTTATGCGCAGCTTCATTATGACCACGATCGGGACGAGTTTTTTATAGAGGCTACACTGCAGGGCGATGACCGGTTTGAAAAGATGGTGCAAGTTCGTCACTCCTTAGTTGAGGAAGCTCAGTATATTATTGATGACAACGGAGATCGCCACACACTGGAGTGCATCTCGCGCACGTTTTTACAGCTGCATCAGAAAGCGCAAGAAGCTCTTGAAGAGTTGGGAGAGGAATAAGTGTGCGCCTGGTCCTCGATCTTGAGACAGCCTGGAGTTCTAAAAATGGCTTTCACCCCAGGAGAACTCACCAACATAGCGAACGCTGCGTTGGACTTCTATTACACACCGGATGGCTTGACACCGAGGGAGCGATCTAAACGCGGGTTGCGGGCAGCCCGGCGAGCTTTGAAGGAGGCTCAATCCGCGCTGGATGACGCGCTGGCTTACCGGGACGAAGTGCGCCGCATGTCTTTCAGCCAGCGGAACACTCCTTGGACCAAGAGAGAGTTTTACCTAGACACGATGTACGCGACCCCTAAAGCTGATGCGCCTGGTCCTCGACCTTGAGACCACCTCGACTGCCGATCTGCGTAAGACCGGCAGCCATGCTTACGCCGAGCACCCCGACACCCGGGTCACGGTGCTTTGTTTTGCGATCGACAACGGCCCGGTCGAGACCTGGCTCAACGGCCCGCCCCCGGCGCTTTTCGTAGACGCGGTTCGTGCCGGCGCCACGGTCGTCGCGCACAACTACCTGTTCGAGCACAACATCTACTTTAACAAGCTGGTCCCGCAGGGCTGGCCGGTGATCCCCTTGTCCCAGTGGTCCTGCACGATGGCCCGGGCCTTGGTGGCGGGGTATCCCGCGAGCCTGGACCTGGTCGGTCGCGCCTTGGGGCTCACCCAGCAAAAGGACCACGCCTCGCGGGATCTGATGCTGCGGTTCGCCCGGCCGCGAAGCCTCTCGCCCACCATCACCTGGTGGCACGAGACCGATCCGGTGCGGTTTAAGGCTCTCCAGGATTACTGCGCCCAGGACGTGCTGGCCGAGCGCGAGCTCGATCGCCGGGTTCCGGAACTCTCCCCCCGCGAGCGCCAAGTGTTCGAGGCCGATCACCGGATCAACCAAAAGGGCATCGGGGTGGATCATCACCTCGTCGCCGAGCTGGCGGCCCTGATGGACACCGCCCACACCCGGTTGACCCAGGACATTGTGCGGCTAACGAACGGTCAGGTGCGCTCGCTCAACCAGGTCGCACAGCTGCGAGACTGGCTCAAATTTCAGGGCACCGAGATGCCTGATCTACGACGCGCTACCGTCCAGACAGCTCTCGCCGATCAAACTCTCTCCAGACCCGCTAGGATCGCGCTACAGGCCAGGTTGGACGCCTCCCGGTCCTCTACCGCCAAACTCACCGCCATCGCCTCAGCGCGCTCCCACGACGGCCGGCTGCGGGGCACGTTCCAGTATTATGGGGCAGCCAGGACCGGCCGCTGGGCCGGCAGGAGATTACAGCCGCAAAACCTGTTCCGCGGGTCCATCAAGGACGTGCCCGCGGCGCTGCGGGCGATCCGCGCCGGCGCCACCCCGGAAGACCTGGAGATGCTGTTCGAGGACAGCGCCCTCGGAGTGGTCGCGTCCTGCTTGCGCTCGACCATCATGGCCGGTCCCCTGCAGCGCCTGGCGATCGCCGACTTTTCGCAGATCGAGGCGCGGGTGTTGGCCTGGCTCGCCGGCCAGCAGGACACCCTCGATGTCTTCCGCCGCGGCGAGGACATCTACATCGCGACCGCGAACAAGATCGGGTCGACCAGCCGGCTTCTCGGCAAGGTCCTGACGCTCGCCTGCGGGTTCGGGATGGGGCACGAGAAGTTTCGGGCAACATCCCTGACCTATGGGTTGGTCCTGAACGAGGGCGAGGCAGAGCGCGCCGTGACCCTGTGGCGCGGCCTCAACTCCCGGATCGTCAACTACTGGTGGGAAACCCACAAGGCCCTGATACGGGTCCTGCATTACGGTCCTGGCGCCTCCGAGACCATCGGCGTTTGCGCCTTTATCCACCGGCCCGGGGCGATCTTAGCTCGCCTTCCGAGCGGCCGGCATCTGGTCTATCGGCATCCCAGGATCGAACTCAACGAACGGGGCTACGAAGAGTTCACCTACATGGGCTCCTTGGGCGGCAACTGGACCCGGTTGCGCGCCTGGCCGGGAAAGATCGTCGAAAATCTGACCCAGGCGGTGGCGCGCGACGTGATGGTCGAAGCCATGCTCAAGCTCAAAGACCTGCCCCTGATCGCGACGATCCATGACGAGCTGATCGCCGAGGTCGACGAGGACGCAGCCGATCAGACCCTCGCCCGCATGCTGGCCGCGATGAGGATCGCTCCAGCTTGGGCATCAGGTTTGCCGGTCGACGCCGCAGGTTTTGTCGTGAAGCGATACCAAAAAGGCTAAATCGCTTGTCGGCCGGTGTTTTCCGGGCTGCAAAGCCCAGGTGTTCAACAGGTGTTCAAATGGTGTATGGTAATGATTACAGAGAGATAGTCGATTTTGTCTTGCAGCCTCCTCTAGGGGAGGTATGCTTGGTGTATGTTTCTGGGTATCCAGTTACCGCTCAGTGTTCAAATTAGCCAGTTTTCTGCCCAACAACGGCCTACAACGGCCTACAAATGGCAGGACAAACATGGTCTAAGTAGTTGAAATTGCTTGTGTATTGTAACTACAAACCCCTTCCTTCCGGAGGAAACGGGAGTAGGGTCTAAGCCTTTGATTTAGAACAAATCTTTTTTGTGGTGGTGTTCAATTTGCACACCTCTAAACGGGTTTGTCCCGAGTTTGTCGGGCACCCTTGATTTTATTAGATTTATTTTCAACGGCTTGCCGCCCGGTGTTGGCCGGTTGTCGGGTGTTTTTGTTAGTAATCCTGGCTTACTATCTGGCTATCTGGCTATCTGGCTTATTGTTGGGCGGATTTCTTGGGTTCCGGCGCCGGCTGACCGCGGAACGGCTCGGTGGCTTCGAGGTATTTCGACCCGCCGTAGAGGGCGCCCGCCGCCACCGCTGCGCCCTTGACCGTGCGGGGCAGCCCGCCGACCACTGGCGCCCCGTAGCGCCAGGCCGGGACCGCGATGTCGTCGACCAGGCCCCACGGGATCAGCCCGCCGCCGCCGCCTTGGGTGCCGCTTCCCTCGCCAGGCAACCCGGGCAGCCCGGGCAGCTCGGGGAGTGCGGGCAGCTCGGGCAGTTTGGGCAGCCCGTCAGCGGTCTCTTTTTCGCGCTTGGCGCCTTTGGGGC